CTGCTTCGATAGGGTTTCATTCAACCTACGTTGAACTACTCCATCTATTGTAGCATTTAAAACTTTAGCGGAGTCAGAGTCAGTATTAGACATAGCTTCATCTGGGTCGAACACGAAATCTTCATCAAGCTCAAACCTGTCTTTCATACTTTCTGGGGCTTTACCGCCACCCTCAAAATAATTTCTAACATGAGAAATTAAATTGGGGTCTTCTCTCATTGCATCGAGGACTGGAAGATATGGCTCAAGTTCCTTCAAACGGGAGTTTAGCCGCTTTGCTTCACGACTTGAATCCGAATATCTTTTTTCAAGAGAACCTAAATCCTCTTGACTTACTTGTGGTTCAGGGTTCTGCGTTTCTGCAGAAGTTGTCTGAACTTCATCCTGTATTAAACCGTTGACACTTCTATCAAGAGCCTCGAAAAAATCTCCACTAGATTTACTGTCACCGGCAGGAAGTTCTGCTTCGGGGGCTTGAGCGAAATCTACATCGTTCAAAGCGTTACCTACTTGTTCTTCCATAATTACTCCTTTTGAGTTTTTTACAATTTACAAAAGACTGCATTTATTAATCAACAGTTTCTTTTGCATTATCTACAGCGGCTTTAACCTCCCGCTTAAGGTCTTTCTTAGCGGTATCAAACTCACCTTTGAGCAGTCCTCTAAGAAGTTTTTGTTGAGCTTCTGTCTCTAATACATCTTTTCTTACCTCAACCTCACCAGTCTTAACCTTGTCTTTAATACCTGCTTGTACTAATTGACGAGTCAATGTTTCTATCGTACCATCTTTATCCTTAACAGCTTCTTCCATTTGTTGTAATTGAGATTGTAATTGAGAATACAATGATTTACGCTCAATAATTCTTTCTTTATTTCTTATATCGGTTTCACCAATCATAGCAATATCATCTATTAGTCCAGCTTGAAACCATCTAAAATATTCTTCTAATAACGCCCATCGATTTAATGGCATTGTTGCTCCGGCTACGATTCTAACATCAAATCTTCCTGATGCATAATCATTCCACTTACTAATTGCTTGTCCATAATCATTATAAATTGGGATATTTACTCTAACTTCTTTCTCTTGTCCTCCTTCTTTTTGACCAGCTTCAGGTTGTATTAATCTAAATATCTTATCAATTGTATAATGATTTTGAGATACCATTTGAAAACATTTTCCTAAATGCTCTAAGGCTGGTTCTACAATACTTCCCATCCATGCTTTTAATCTTCTTGTACCAAATTCATCATTTGCAAGTAGTCCACGATATGTCTCTGGTTGCTCTTGTGTAAATCCCATCATAGCTGATGGAACACCTGAGATATATTCTGAATCAGATTTACCCTCTTGTGTTATTGTATAAAATGCATTATTTATTGGAGCTGGTAACACAGGCGTTGGGGGATTAAATCCTTGACGATATTTAAGTAACGCACCTGGAGAAGATGAATATCTTTCCCATTCTTCTTCATCAACAGAACCTTCTTCATATAACCATCTTAAGTTAGATGCAAGGTTCGCATTGTGAATCATAATCTGATGTGCTTTATTTATTTCTTGTTGTTTACCAATTAAAGGCATTACTGCTGACATTGGATATGGTGTACCACTATAAAGATATGGAATTGGCACAATTGGATACTCAGTTATTGGTAATTCATATTCATATAAAAAGGTATCATCACCAACGCTACAAACAAGATTAATACGATTCTCATAAAATTTTACTGAATCAACTACCTTTTTAGCAAATTCAGGTTGTTTCATTAATTCTTTAAAGTCTTCTTCTGGTATAATTGTTTGTTCAATCTTTGAACGTAATTCTTCTGCCTGAGATTGCAATACTTGTTTTTGACGTTCAATTGCTTCTGATGTATTTTTCTCTGCCTTTTCTAATTCAAGTTCAGCTCTATCAGGAATAATCTCACCAGATTGTAATGCTTGTTGAATTTGCATTTTCTTTTCTTCTAATTGTACTTGCACTTCTGCTGCGAATTCTTGAATCTCAACGTCAATTGATTTTTGTATTTCTCGCATTTCCACATCATCAGGTGGAGATTTTATATATGCATTAATATATGGTTTCTTTACCTTTTTATATGTTTCATAGTATGCAATAATATCTTCATCAGCACCATCAGGCCCAATCCCAAGACTAATATCTTCTATTTGTATATTTTTTGATTCCTCTCTATCTCTTAGTGATAATGTCTCAGTTACGCCTGACCCAGAGCCGGGACTTGCTTTTTGAATTTTACGAGCAAATTCAGGGAAGAGATTTTTCAATTGGGTGCGGGAGACGTTTTTTCTAATGGTGATAAAACCTGCATCCCTAAAAAGAAAATCCCTACTCATTGGGTCAACAAAAACATCGTATGGCTCAATACGTTTAAATACTACTTCTCCTTTACCCATATCAGCATCTTGGTCAATATCAATTAAAAAATACCCAACACCTTTTGTCAAAGAGTCAAGTATTATTTGACTATATAAAGATTTACCATTGGATAGATACCAACAATATTCAGATATATCAGAGTGCATTTGAGCAATGTCAGCGTCATCGCCAGTTACACCCACAGCTTTCCATCGTGGATTTTGAGCTGTAACAAAATATTTCATTATTTCTATAATAGGTAGAACCCTATTAATTGTAAAGTTAGGCATTCCCGATTCTTTTAACGAATCAGATTCTTCTTTTGTTAATTGTTCGTCTAGATAAAAATCGAAACCTTTTTGACTTGTGAATTGCCACTTGCGACGGTGCGTACTATTAGCTCTGTCCCAAAGTTCTTTATTGACTGCCCCCTTATTTTTTCTTGCCATTAAGACCTCCTAGAAACCTGAAGGTATTCCGACTTCTCCCTCATTGTAGAGTTGCCTACTTCGCATTAAAGACCTTCCCCTAGAGCCATACAATGTACTCTTTGGAGGTTGAGCCATTAATCTATCAAGGATTAATCTGCGATATTTATTAATCATCTCAGTAGATGACCAAGGCAAATCAGATGATAGTTCACTAGAACCGATTGATTCACTATATTCATCAACGCTTACACCTAAAACTTCTCTACCAAATTTATCAAGAGCACTAACTTCTTTTAGCTCTTGACCCATTTTATGAGGTAATATGGCAATTCCTTTTTCGCTAAAAAGAACGTCACTCATTATGCTACTACCCAACTTTTTGCTTGTTTTCTGTTTTTCATGACATACTTCCCTTTATCATCCTTCTTCATCCCAGGTGGGAAAGCGTGCAATAACGCATAATAAAGGGTCTCGATTGTATCGTCATGAGCCATTCTTGGACCGAAAGTAAGTATTTCTGTAACTAAATCAAACATATTTTCTTTCAAATGTATCGTTTTCATACTAAAACGTGCAGATAAACCACTATAAATGCGATTTCTTTTGTTAGTTCCGCCCGGTTTTTGTGGAATTACTGACACATCGAACCTATTTCTTACTCTTCTTTCTTCATTTAACGCCTGAAAGATACTTCGGTTCATTGCAACATCCTCCACTGTAGCTGACTTACAATGGTATTTATCATATAAATCCATGATATAATCAACAACACCTTTCTTTCCCCTAGTAGAACCATCATATGATTTACCTCCAATAGTAGGGATACTACGATGTCTTTCATATTCTAATACATGAGCATTATTATTAGGGTCAATTGCAACTACCATTATGACTGAAAAGTCACTTTCTTTTGTATCAATATCAGTCGCAGGGTCACATCCAATGAATGTATTTACAGGAATCTCCTGACCCCCTTTTACGATATAGGATTGATTATCTTCATAATGATAATATCCTTCCCAATACTTTACATCATCACGAATCCATATGGCATCCTCTTCACTTTGTACTTCCATAAAGTACTCTTGCCAATATTTAGCAGGCTGACCAGAATCAACATAGAATTTCTTACGTTGTTTTAATATATCAGATGTAAAGAAGCTCGGCCAGAGTAATGTTCCTGTATCACTTATTGCTTTATATGTTAATACCTTCCATGAGAATTCTTTTTCTTTTTTATCTTTTACTGCTTTACGATAACTTGTTAATAAGTTATTAATAAATGAATCAAAATGAACTGGAGTACCATTAATTCTTAATCGACCAGTATGAGGTTCAAGAGCAGGAAATACAACAGCAGTTACTAAGTTAGCATTTTTATCTCTTGCTTCTTTTGTTATTGTATTCGCTTCATGTTCAAAATCGTCAAGGATAATTAAATCATATCGTTTATGTAATTTACTACCTCCTCTTATGCCTGCAACATTTGATTTGGATATTAACTTACATCCATTGCTTAACTCGACATCTTCCTCTGTCCATTTATTCCCTTTCATCTTTCCAAAATAATATAATATTTTTTCATTGTTTGTTAGATGATGCTTAATATAATCCATATTACCCACTGATAGTTTGTAAGTAGCGGATACCCAAGCATAAAATAAATGGTCATCTGGTGGACAAAATACAAAGTCTTTTAATATACTTGCTTTTGTTAATACAGTTTTACCATGACCCCTAGGAAGAATAACTGCTAATTGCCTTGTTTTTACATCATCAAGAGCATCGGATACTTCATAATGAAATGGTGGAGTTTCACTTCGTAAAAAATCATCAGGTAAAAATAGTTTACCAAAAGATATTAAATCATTTTTTGCTAATAATAATACTTGTTCAGCTTCGTTAACGTTTTGGGTATTAATATTCACGCTTTACTATTTTTTTTCAATGTAATTGTATTTAGAAAAAAGACCTGATTTCTTTAATACATTCCATAACGAATCTTCCACAACGCTATGAGCCTCAAACTCTTGAGTTAGCTTTTCACCACCAATACCCAATCTTGTTTCTGGGTTAAATTCAGTCATTAATGTTTTTGGATAAGCCCATGAT